AACCCGATCTTGTTCACCGAGTTGGGCAAGGGCGGCGGCGGCGTCGATGATCCGGGCGCTGCGATCATTGCCAAGGCCACGGAGCTGATGGCGAGCATCAACAAGAGCGCCAAGAGTGCGGCCGAGCGGATCACGATCGAGAAGGCGCGCATGCTGGTTCGTGAACAGAACCCGGACCTCTATAAAGCCGAGCGCGAGATCGAGCAGCGCCGGCGGCTTGGTCGAGCCGCTTAATCATTCCACCAGGCCGGAGACTTGAGGGCGCAGGCGCAAGCCAGCGCCCTTTTTCTTTGGTTCGCAAACAAGAGGAGCCAGCGATGGCATATTATGGCGAAGGCATACATATCGGCACTATGGTCGCTGGCGAGGATTTGTCTGCGACGTCCGGGTTAAGCGGACAAAGCAGCTCGGGTCAATTCCTAGCGATGAAAGTGAGCACGGCAGCGGACAACACAGCGCTGCACTGCTCGACTGGCAACGAAATCTGCATCGGCATCCTTCAGAATAAGCCGAAGTCCGGCGAGGTCTGCGACATCCAGAACGATGGCGTGACCAAGGCGATGTGCGGCGGCAGCTTCACTCGCGGTGCTCTGCTCGAGCTTGATAGTTCTGGGCGGGTTATAGGCCCTGCCACGGCGGGACACGTCGCAGTCGCTCAGGCTCTAGAAAGCAGCGGTGCGCTCGGAGAAATCCACACCGTTGTGTTGTTCCCAGGCAAAAACCTCGCGTAGCCAACTTCTTTTTTGGCTCGCGCGGGCCCGGCGCTGAGCTTCCTTTCATCTCGGGCCATTCACCCTCCCCGAAAGCGTTTGCGAGGCTGACGCAGCGCGCCACTATGAAAGGAGCCGGTCATGCCGGAACCTCTGTATGGCGACGTCCACGTAGCCGCAGCGCTCACTGATGTCGCAGTCGCCTACTTCCAAGACGAAGCAAACTATATCGCGAACAAGATTTTCCCGTTGGTTTCCGTTGCACATCAAACTGATGTGTATTTCGTGTGGAGCAAGGGGGACTTTTTCCGCGATGAAGCGCAGCTGCGCGCCGATGCAACGGAGAGCGCCGGCAGCGGCGTCAATCTCACGACGCAGAGCTACGCGGCGAAAGTCTGGGCCTTGCACCAGGACATCGGATCGCAAGTACGATCAAATGCCGATCCTGCCGTCGATGTTGACGTGACGGCTACCCGCCAACTGATGCAGAAGATGCTCATTAGGCGAGATCGTATTTTCGTACAAAAGTATCTTACCACCGGCGTCTGGGGCACTGACATCACCGGCGTCGCGAGCGCGCCGACTGGCAGCCAGACGATCCAGTGGTCGGATGACGCCAACGGTGATCCGTTTACCGACATCGCGACCGGGCAAACCACGGTATTGCAAAATACCGGCTTTCTGCCGAATGTTTTGCTCTTGACGTGGCCAGTATATCAAGCGCTGCGAAAGCATCCGCTTGTTGTAGATCGCATCAAGTATACCTCGCCCGCGTTTGCTGGAACAATTACGCCGCAGCTGCTCGCTGAGGCTTTCGACATCGAGGAAGTCGTCGTCAGCAAGGCGGTCTACAATTCGGCCGCGCAAGGCGCGACCGCTGCGATGAACTTTGTCGCCGGCAAGACGGCGCTGCTCGCCTACCGCGCGCCAAATCCCGGCCTTATGGTTCCCACCGCCGGCTACGTGTTTGGCTGGACCGGCCTTATCAACCTCAACAATCTCGGCGTCGCTGTCTATCAAATCCCGATGCCGTGGCGCGGGATCAAGACGGTGCGCACCGAGGCTGAAATGGCCTTCGACATGCAGGTCGTCGGTTCCGACCTCGGTTATTTTTTCAATTCAATCGTGGCCTGATTTGGCGCTGGGCATCCAGCGCCATCGACCGCCGGACGGCGCGCTTCAGCCCGCGTCGCCCGGCGGTAATTTTTGACTGGAGAACGATCTGATGATCCGCCCCATGCATATCGACGAGATCGGCGGCGCTCGCGCTCGCCAGACATTCAACAGCGGCGGCCGCATGGTTCGGCGCGGCGAAGAAATTCCGCTCGATGCTCTGCGATCATGGCCGACGAACAATCGGAATGTGATGATCGAGAAGGGATACATCGAGGTCTGGCCGAGGAATGTGTCGTTCATTCGCTCTGAGGCCGATGCGGCAGCGGCGGCCGATCTCGACGAGGACGACGAGAAAGAGCGGATCGTGGTTCCGCGCGGCTTCGGAAAGTTCATGGTCGTGGAAGGCGTCATACTCGCCGACGGCGTGGCCAAAGAGGAAGCCGATGTTATCGCCGGAACGCCTCATGCGGCGTTGTCTGGCAGCCGCAGCGGCAAGCCAGTTCATCGCAAGGACAATCCGCGGTCGCGATCCTACGCCACGGCGCCCGAGCCAAAGATGCCGCTGGGCATCAAGCCTGCTGATGAGCCGAATGGACCCGTTGAGGAATAACCCGATCTGAAACTCCCCTAAGCAAAAACAACGGAGCAGACAAATGGCAACTGGCTTTGTAATGCGCACCAAGGGCAAGGTGATGGCCGCGGTCCTTTGGCTCGGATCAGGCGGCGTAGTTGATGCGGCGAGCGGCATTGGCGGCAAAGTTCAAGCTGCCAGCAAGACGGCAATCACGGTAGCAGCGGTAGCCACTACGGATTTTTCGATTTCTGTGCCTCCCGGCGTGTCTATCCTGTCGGCGAATTTCTATACGACGACAGCGTTCACGGGAACGACTGTGGTTGCGCGGCTCGGCAGCACGCTGGGAACGCAGGACATCGTCGCCGACACCAACGTCAAGGCGGCCGGCTTCGTGCTGTTGGCGATCGCTGCTACCGCGCCAGCGTCGATCGCAAGCGAAGGCACGGTGCCCAACATTTTTTGCCGCATCACTCAGACCGGTGCGACTGCGGTCGGCGTTGGCTTGCTGGTCATCGAGTACGCGTAGGAGGCCGTCATGGCGAGCTTATTGAGCGCCGCGATCACGACGGCTGCGGCCAACGTGGTCGGGCCGGCCAAGCGCTTCCGCAGACAGACCATGGATCTGCCGCGGGCGATCCTATGCCAGTCGAATTTTGTCTACGGCTCTGGCGGCACCAGCGGCGCATTTTATGTTCAGACCTCGATCGATGGCGGCGCGAGCTGGTGCGACGTCTTCTCGTTTGCGGTCACCACGTCGAGCCTGCGGCAGTTTCTATGCATCACAGCGGCTAAAGCGATTACTACGGCAGTTGCCGCGACTGACGGCACGCTTGCAGCCGGAGCGGCCGACGGCCTGGTCGGCGATCTCTGGCGCGTCAAATACACGACCGTCGGCACTTATGGCGGCAACACATCGATCGCGATTGATCTCGGGCCCGGCAATCTCGTGCCGGCCGCCAATGAGTGACCGCGGCCTTTCCAACGGATGGAGACCTCCCATGCAATTTGGCCTTTTGATCACGGATCATGGCAAGCACTCGGACGAAAAGTTCGCGATTGCGACTGCGTCCGAGTTAATCCAGATTGCCGCAACTGCTGAAGGCAAGCAGGCGATCGATGCGCGCCGACTGGAAAACGACATCATAGATGTTTTGACTGGACACTTCGCCAAGGTGTCTAAGGACGAGGTCAGCGGGCTCGACAGCAATGCCGCCGAGCACATGGTTTCGCGGCTCGACCCATTGCCGCACATGGAAGGTATTCTCGACAAGGTTCTCACGGTCTGCAAGGCTTCGGCTTTCAAGGAATGGTTTGAACGCGGCGACGTTAAGCAGTTGATGTTCGATAAGATCGCCAGCTGGACTGCGACGGCTATCCACATGCATCGCGACTGGTTCTCACAGGGCTATACCGGGCATGGCACCGACCTTAAGCAAGTTCCAGAGCATCGCGTCGACGCCGATTACATCAAGACATGGCGCTATCGATGCGATGTCGGCGGTCATGGCGCTGGCTTGCCGCCTGCGCTCGTCCAGCAATACAAGGACGGCGTGATCGGCAAAGAACAGCGGTCATAAGCGGCTTTTTCGAAATCAAGGAGGGCGCACGATGGCCTCGACAACGACCACCAACATGACGAACACTTTCAAGCAGGAAATGATGTGCGCCACCCATAACTTTTCGGCGCAGATCAACGTCGGAGCAGCGACCGGCACCACCAGCTCCAACTTGACCGCTTTGACTGCCGCCAATACGCCTGGAATTGTTGTCGGATCCGGGTTGGCGGGAACAAATGTCGCAGCCAACTGCGTCGTTGCAGCATTGGTCTCACAAACCGCGATCAACGTTTATCCCGCCACAACCGGCGCCCCGTCTGCGCTTCTGGTCAACGGCGACATCTTTAAAATTCTCATGATCGGTTCGGCCAACACCGGATCACAGACTTATGGCCAGCTAACGCAGAATGTCGGCACGCCAGGAACCGGCACTTCGTCAACGACTAATGTTGGCACTGACGAGGTTGGCATATCTGGCAGCTACGCCGCGGGCGGCCAAGCACTCGCAAGCAATACCACGCCGACCAACTCTTCGAACGTCGCGTTCACGACCTGGAGCACCAACCCACAGTGGACTAGCGCGACATTGTCGGTCATCGGCGCCATCATTTACAACACTGGAACGACATTGACTGGTGCTGGCGCCGGTTCAGCTACTGCGCAGCCTCGGCAGATGTTCTCCGCCAACGGCATCACTGCCAATCTCGGCGGCTCTGCCGTCAATCGTGCTGTCAGCAGTCATGATTTCGGCGGCACCCAGGCGGTGAGCAACGGAACAATGACGCTGACGCTGCCGACAGCCAGCAGCAGCACTGCAATTCTGCGCATCGCATAACGCAGGAGCGCTCCCGTGCCTGGCGGTTATCCATTTTTTGCCGAGGTCTGCAACGGCACCCAAGCCGAGACCGCGACCTCGTTATGGGGGATAAGCATACCGAGCGGCGGCTCTGCCAACACCAAGGGGGCATGGACGACCATCATATCCTCCACGCCAGCCGACGCTTCCTGGATTGATATCACGCTCATGTCTGGCGGAAATCCTAGCCGCTGCGCCGTCGACATTGGAATTGGCGCGTCGGGAAGCGAGCAAGCGCTGATCACGAATTTGTTGTTTTTGCCAGCAAACAACTATTACCTTGGAACCAAAGGTCCGTTTCCAATTGCGGTCCCGATCGGCTCCAGACTGTCGGCGAGATACGTTTCTGAGTACGCCAGCGGCGCCGACAGCTGTTCCATACAAGTCGGTCTTTATGCGGGTTCGTTTGGAACCGCTTCGGTCGCTGGGATGGATGCTTTAAGCTTTGACGCGACCAACACGGCAGGCACCGCCATCGCCGCTGGCAACCAGGTGATGGGAAGTTATGTGCAGCTGACGGCGTCAACGAGCAGAGATTATTCTGGGTTCTATGTGATCCACGACAGCAAATATCGGACGGCCAATGATCAAGGCGGCTTCGATATTGCAATCGGTGCGATCGGTTCCGAGCAAGTCATTATGACGCATGTTGGATGGACGTCCAACGTCAACGATATCCCAAGCGGTGGTCTGTACCCAATCACCGTTCCAGCCGGGACC